TTCAATAGAGGAATTGTATCATGATTGTAGTTTATAAAATAACTAGGGCGGATGGCAAAGAATATATTGGCAAATCTGCAAATTTTAAAAATAGATTATGTCAACATAGAAAAAGCAAAAGATTTAATGAAATACCAATTTTGAAATATGAAATTTTAATTCATTGTCAAACTCATGAGGAAGCATTGAAATATGAAAAAATTTTCATTGAAGAATATGATACATATAATAATGGTTTAAATAAATCTAAAGATGGCACTGGAAATCATCATTCAAAAAAATTTACAACACAAGGATTTAAATTTTCCGAAAAATCTAAAAATAAAATGAGTAAAACTGCAAAGAAAAACAATAAAATAAAACATGCAAGAAAATGGTATAATAGTTTAACGGAAGAACAAAGAATAGAATTTCATAAATTACATTCTATTAAAACAAAAGGTAAACCTAAACCAACAAAAATAAAAAAAGAAATTGTAGAAGATATTTTGTATTCATTTAGAGAAAAAATTGAATTTCCAAATGTAGGAGAAAAACGTCAAAATGGAAAGAGAATGAGTTATAAACAAGCCTTTGCTTTACATTTTTCCAAAAAATATAATATTGCGCCTAGAACAGTAATCAATTTGATAGAGAATAAAACACTTTCATGGAAACCACTTTACGAAAAAATACTCGGTATCAAATCTTAACTCCCAATGGTTGGTCAGATTTTGACGGTGTAAGTAAATCACATAGATCAGATATAGTGAAAATTACATTGAAAGATGGTACTATTTTAAAAGGTACTTCCAATCATAAAATTTTAGATCAATATGATAATTTTATTGAATTAAAAGATTTGAAAAATACCACAATAATAAAAACAAAAAATGGAAATCAATCAATTGTTGATATCAATTTTCTAACTGATTCATATCCAGTTTATGATCCATTTAATGTAAGAAAAGAAAATAGATATTTTTCAAATGATATAATATCACATAATTGTAATGAGTATCTCGGTTCATCTGGAACACTTATCGCTGGTTGGAAATTAAAGGAATTAACTGGTAAACTACCAATTCAGGATCATCTAAATATCAAACAATATGAAGTCCCAATAAAAGATCATACATATGTTATGTTAGCGGATGTATCAAGAGGAAAGGGCCTTGATTATTCTGCTATACAAATACTTGATGTAACTGAAATGCCATATAGACAAGTATTAGTATTTAGAGATAATTTTATCACACCAGTGGATTTTACTGAAATACTTCATAGATTTGGAAAACAATATAATACGGCTTGTGCTTTAATAGAAGTAAATGATATAGGTCAGCAAGTGGCTGAATCGTTATATTTTGATTTTGAATATGATAATATATTATTCACTGAATCTGCTGGATCGAAGGGTAAACGAATAACACAATCTTACAAATCAGAAGCTACTGATAGAGGTATTAGAACAACAAAGACGGTTAAATCAATAGGTTGTTCTATGTTAAAATTATTAATAGAACAGAATCAATTGATAATAGTTGATTATGATACTATTAATGAATTATCGACATTTTCAAAAAAAGGTGCTTCATATGAAGCTGAAGCAGGTTGTCACGATGATTTAGTTATGTGTCTAGTATTATTTGCATGGTTAACTAATACATCATTTTTTAAAGATTTGACTGATATTAATACATTGATAAAATTGAGAGATAGAAAGGAAGAAGAATTAGAAAATGAATTAACGCCATTTGGATTTTTATCTGATGGTATCGAAAGCGATGAAGATTCTTCCACATTTACGTTTGATAGAGATAATTGGATGTATGTGGATCAAGATTAAAAGTGCCTTTTTTATAAATAATTTATAATAATTAATAATAACCATCCTATTGATAGGGAGAAAAAAATGGCTAAAGGTACTACTTCATTAATTTCACCAGGTGTAGAAGTCCGTGAAATTGATTTAACGACTATTGTTCCATCTGTAGTTACTACAGAAGGTGCGATTGGCGGTATTTTTCGTTGGGGTCCAGTTGGACAAAGAATTCTAGTTGATTCAGAAACTCAATTAGCATTAAGATTTGGTGAACCAACCAATCTCAATCCAGAAACATTTTTCACAGCAGCTTCATTCTTAGGTTATGGCAATCGTCTTTATATTTCAAGAGCTGCAAATACCGAAGGTGCGACACCTTCAGTCACAGTTTCAGTTGATGATGCCAATTCAGTAGTCGTTCTTGATTCTGGTAATACATCAAGTTTAGAAGTTGGTATGATCGCTATTTCATCCTCAAATAATGGCTTAGCAATTGGTTCAACCATTTCTAATATCATTAATACCACTGCATTCTCTATTTCAACTGCATCAGATGCAGTAGCTAATTCCACTGGTGATGAAATTCAATTCGTTAGTAATACCGCATTTTCTGCTGTAGCTAATACAGATGCAGTTGCAAATCTCGAATTTGCAATCATTAAAAATGCTGATCATTTTGAAACAAAAGACGGCACAATTGATACAGGTGTTAAATTCATCGCAAGATATCCTGGTGAAATCGGCAATTCACTTCGTGTATCTGTTTGCGGTAATTCTGCTGGTTATCAATCATCAGTCAATCTAGCATCATTTGGTGCTAATATCGATATTACCTTCACTTCAGGTTCAAATACTGCAACCGTAGCAATTGCTGGTGCAAATAGTTCTACTGCTGAAGCTAATTCCGCCGCACTCAAAGCATTACTAAATGTTACTGATAGACTCGAAGTTGGTAATACTTTACTCGGTGTTCAATATCTAACAATTACTTCTCTTGGTGCTGATGATACATCTGGTTCAAATACCGAATTCACTGTTTCACTCGAGGATAGATATACTCTTGCAGAAGATTATGTCTTTAATTCTGCCAACACATCAACAAGAGTTATCAATCGTTATTGGGAATTCTTCAATTTAGTTGATGCCCCTCCAGGTCAATCAGATTATCAAATCCAATTCGGCAATTCTTCTGTCAATTCAGATGAAATGCACATTGTTGTAACTGACGAAGACGGTAAATTCACTGGTGTACCAGGAACTGTTCTAGAAGTTTATAGAGAACTTTCACGTGCAACTGATGCAAAAACGATCGATGGTGGTGCAAATTATTGGAGAACCATTATTAATGATCAGTCACAATATATTTGGGCTGTTAACGATATTTCTGGTGCAACATCCAATACAGCAGAAAATCTTGTCAATTCAACACTTGATGTTGTAGCATATGATCTTGTATTAGGTCGTGATGGCAAGGACGAAGCAAATATCGAAAGATCAGTTGTTACTTCTGCGTATGATCTATTCAAATCAGTTGAAGATGTTGAAGTTTCATTGATTCTAACAGGCAAATCAAATAATTTCCAATTAGCTAATTACTTGATTGATAATATTGCTGAAGTTAGAAAAGATTGCATTGTTCTAGTTTCACCTCAAAAGGGTAACGTAGTGAACAATCCAGGAAATGAAGCTGATGCAGTTGTTGCATTTAGAAATAATCTTCGTTCAACATCATACGCAGTATTAGATTCTGGTTATAAGTACATGTATGACCGTTATAATGACATTTATCGTTATATTCCATTAAACGGTGATACTGCTGGTTTATGTGTTCGTACTGATCAGACGAATGATGCATGGTGGTCACCAGCTGGTTACAATCGTGGTCAAATTAAGAATATTGTTAGACTTGCTTGGAATCCAAGACAATCTGAGCGTGATACATTATATAAGAATGGTGTTAATCCAGTTGTTACTTTCCCAGGACAAGGAACAATTCTTTTTGGTGATAAAACACTATTAGCTAAGCCAAGTGCTTTTGATAGAATTAACGTTCGCAGATTGTTTATTGTTCTTGAAAAAGCTATTTCAAGAGCTTCAAAATATTCACTCTTTGAATTCAACGATGAATTTACAAGATTACAATTTAAAAATCTAGTTGTTCCTTATCTTCGCGATGTTAAAGGTCGTAGAGGTATTACTGATTTCCTTGTTGTGTGTGACGAAACAAATAACACTCCAGAAATCATTGATAGAAATGAATTTGTTGCGGATTTGTACATCAAACCAGCGAGAAGCATCAACTTCATTCAGCTTAACTTCATTGCTGTTAGAACTGGTGTTGCTTTCAATGAAATTGTTGGTCGTTTCTAATCATATATAAATATATAAAAATACTAATCAAGGAGTATAAAATCAATGGCTTTTGATATCGAAGATTTCAAATCAAGAGGTTTGAATTTAGGTGGTGCTAGACCATCCCTATTCAAAGTAACAATTTCTGACTGGCCAGCCAATGATTCTGGCCATGGTCAGGAACTAGAATTTCTAGCTAAAGCAACACAAATTCCACCTTCCATTATTGGTCAGGTGGAAATCCCTTACTTTGGCCGTAGAATTAAAGTTGTTGGTGATCGTGTTTATACAAACTGGAACGTCACAGTAATGAATGATGAAGATTTCAAAGTTAGAAATGCTTTTGAAGAATGGCATAGACTTTTTAACGATCATCAAACAAACCTTATGGATACACAGGTAGGTGCTGAACCTATTCGCTATAAGTGGAATGCTGATGTTGTTCAATATGGCAAAGCAGGAAATGAAATCAAACGCTATCGTTTTGTTGGTATTTTCCCTGTATCAGTTTCTGAAATTGGTCTTGATTGGGAAGCGATTGATCAGGTAGAACAATTTGATGTTGAATTTTCTGTAGATTATTGGATCACACAAAATCTTGATACCAGTCTACAGAATCAAAGTTCACAATCAGCTACACCTGGCAATATTACACTTGCTTAATAAAAATAAAGGTTTATAATGAAAATTTTTGGTTTTAATATTACACGAGAAAAAGATGAGGAGCAGGA